TATCTAGTAATTTTTGATATTCTTCAATTCTATCTGAACCGGCAATCATTACTAAATTTTTATAACCTTCTTCGCTCAATTTTGCAGCCATTTCAATGAATGTTCTAACATCTTCATTTGCGGCTTTAAAATTGATGCCAGGAAACATCTTTTTAAGATATTTCACTTTTGTCTCTACATCTAGTGGGTTTTTCTTTGCATCTTGTGTTCTTGATGCGTATACGATGTGGTCAGCTTTGAATGATTTAGCAATATCTGCTACTTTTTTGGCAAGAAGCCCGTGACCAGTTGTGGGAACATTGAAACGGCCAAAAGCCGCAACAATAGTTGAATTTTTGTTTTCTGTTAAAAAATCTGTAAATCTCATCTCCGCCTCTGCAGCAGTTATATTATTATTATAGTTTATTTATGCTTTTACATCATTCTGCTACTATAAATGCATTACCATAAGGATGTGGTTTTGTCCAGTTTTCTTTTAGATGACCAAATTCGTAATCAAAGTATTTAATTTGAAAACCAGCCTCAACAATGGTTGTTAACCACCATTCTTCTGGCTCCTTGGTCACATGGGTAATATCCATCTCATATTCACGGATGCGATATCGTGTGCCATCACCCAAAGGAACAGCAACAAAAATTGTTTTGCATCGTCTTCGTAATGCGGCCAATACTGATGGAATTTCTTCTTTTGGTATATGTTCCAATACATCTTTTGCAATGATTAGATCCCAGCCACCTTTGATATCTTCAGCCATGTCAATAACAGTTAAATAATCTTTGACTTTTGGATGACAATTAGTTACGGCATATTCTGATACATCAACACCATAAGCTTCTATACCCAAAAGTCTCAAAGCATATACCATAAAACCTTTTGCACATCCAAAATCTAATGCTGTAGTAAATGGAATATTATTAATGATTGAAGCTGCCTCTCGAATACTACGTTCAGGCATCCATCTGTATTGCTCATAAGCACTTACTTTGCTACGAACACCATCTTCAAAATACTTCTCATCAAATACTTTTTTAATTTCAATTGAATTCATTATAATCCTTAAGCAAATTCGTTGTGACGAGTTTCTGTTACTACATCGTCAATTAATTCATTTTGATACGCATACTTGCAGAATGAACAAGCATGATGACGGCGACTTACGCCTGCACCACCAACTTGTGAATCATAAAATGCGGTGATGCCTTCAATATCACAAATCTTAAATTGATCATTTACTTGATAGTTGTTCTCTGGTGCCAACTCGGCAGAAGGACAAACATACACATTACCATCCGTAAAGACACAAGGCTTAACCATGTGCATATAACAGTTGTCATTTCTTCGAACACCCTTAAAGTTAAAATCTGACAAGAAAGCATACTTTAGCTTGCCATTCTTTTCTTCATGCACAGCAATCAATTCACCAATTCTAATAATGTCTTTCTGCACTTCTTCAATGGATTTAATTGCATTGAAGGCAATACGACATGGAATTTTCTTTTCTTCAACCCATGCCAACATCTTCATAAAGTTTTCTTCTTTGTATGAATTTGATGCAAGTTTCTTGGCCTTTGTATCAGACCATTCGCCAGTGATATTTGGATTAGTAGATGTTTCTGGTGCACCATCCCAAACATATGCAGCTGAGATTTCAATATCTAAACCTTCAAACACTTCAAGATGATATTCATATGGTTTCTTTTCATCCCATGAATACATACCAAGTCTTACCCATGACAACATGTGCCAGTTCTTAACTTTCTTTAACTGAGAACCATTTGTGCAGATACCAATTTTTAATCCACGACTATGTGCATGAGCAATCGCTTCATCTAACTGTGGATGTAATGTTGGTTCACCACCACCTGTAAATTCCATACCCAAAACACCAAGGTCTGCAAATTGGTCAATTGCAGATTTCATTTGATCAAGTGTCAACATATCTTTCATTGCACGATTAGCAAAACAACAGAAAGAGCAAGTTAGATTACATGGATTTGAAGGTGACATGTGAAACATAACAGGTTTTGGTCTACCACCATCTTGAATGATTTGTAACCTATCCATGTGTTTCAACAACTTAGTTGCGTTGCTGGTGTAACTACGGCCCTGTACTTTGTCTTCAGGAATAGGTTTCTTCTTTTTCATTATCGCACTTGCATTAATTATTTCCATTATGATACCTTAAATGTAAATTCATACTCAGTTTGTGATTCGTTATATGGACCAACTTCTTCATTATATCTATCCTTCATAAATTTGGGATAAATTTCACCTAATATTTTGTCCATCTCAGCAAATGCTGCCGACTTATCATAGTAACTAGGTTTATTTGGATGATACATTGATACTTCATGCATCACACCAGCTTTCTGTTTTGTGATTGCAGACAAGATGATATCAAATCCCCAACCACTCTTAACTTCATGATAATTCCAAAAATCTAACAGAATAGGTATCAATGACGAATGAAAGAAACCACCCATGCCTTCATTGAAGTTCGTTAGACTGTAACTGTAATCAGGAACTTGATGCAGTATTTGATGTGTGGATTCTGAGCCTGCGATAGTAGACATTTGAAACATCTTAATGTCTTTTTTCGTTGCAATCTCTAATGCCCTATTCACACTTTGAATATCAGTAACTAAATCATCATCCCAAAATCCAATGTAACCATAATCTCTATAATCAAATGTATCAAGGAAATGTTTTGCTAAGTCCCATTTGAATCCAGTATCTTTAATCAACTGGTCATATGAGTTCGGTTCAATATCAAAGTCTTTGTATTGATAAACAACAGTTTCATAATTTCGTTTAATACCATTTGTCCTGCGCCAATGATTATCTTTATCATATGCACCATGGTAGTTAAGTGGAATGCCAACAGGGCAGAAAATAACATTATTCATCTTTGATCCAATACCAAACGTCTTCTTTAACCATTCTTATATTTGGTGATCCGTTTTTATCTTTGAATTCATTTACTGCTTTTCTTACACCATCAAAAGACCAATCGTGTCCTGCAAATATTCCATTACTTTTTATTTTAGGAAAGAAAAGTTCACAGTCTCTCAAAGCACCTTCATAAGAATGATCACCATCAATAAAAATATAATCTAATGATTTATCTTCAAATGAATTTACAAAATCTTGACTGTAACCTCTAAGTATTTTTCCTCTTGGTGCAAAATCTGAAATATTGTCTTGTGCAGCCAAGTATTGTGCATCTAACATTTCTTGAGCAATTTTTATGTTGCCATCCATGTAACCAACATATGGATCTATTCCTGTGAGTTGTAGATTTGATAGATTTTGTAAAAAATGATTCATTGTCCAACCACTGGCCACACCAATTTCTAAACCAACAATTGTTTCTTGTTGCTGAAATAGATGTGTCACTAAGTCACAGAGGCCTGGAGCTGAAATCCATTTTTTTGAATCCCATTGTCCCTGTTCTTTTAATGTTCTAATGTTCCACTCATTCATATTTTTTCTCAATGATTTGTTTCCACTCAGGTACTCTATCATACTGATGTACCAATACAAATGGTTTACCATCACTTGTGCATACTGTATCACCAACTAGAATTGGGCATTTCTCAATCAACTTGTCACCATACTTATGTGCAACTTGTGGACCGGTTGTTCCCAACTGTGCAGCCCAACCGTCTTCAGAGGCAGTAAATCTTGTAATGTCCCTATATGGTTTCATATTCAACAATACATTCAATGCAGCTTGATCTGGTCCACCACCACCTTCAATATTATGTGAAGTGCCATTACATAACATATAGATGTTTAGAAACAATGGAAGCATAGTATCAAACTTGCCAGAAATTGTTCCTGCATTGTAAATCAATCTGTCTTTATTGTGATCATGAATCAGTGGACCAAATGACTTCATAAGATTATGACTGCCCCAATCTTCATCTTTGTATTTGATTGATTCACATGCAACATTAATTTGTGCTTCACCCATGTTCTCTTCTAGCCAAGTAGAAGGATTGGATTGAAAGATTACATCTTTAACATCGGTTGTAACAATGTATCGATATTTACCTTCAAACTGTTTCAGTAAATACCATAGATGCAAAAACCTCTCAACTACAATTGAGAAGTCATCTCTGTATACAAATCTTTTGTTTTCTTCATCCTTTTTGAAAGTAAGGATGGTGTAGTTTCGTTTGACCAACTCTTCAACTGTTTCATATGAAACATTATAACAAAGCATGGCCTTAGTGCCAGTGAAACCACTTCTATCTAACGAGTTTACCCATGGTTTAATTTTGTCAAAATCATATCCAGTAATACTACCAATCACTATATCATTCATAATAACCCCAATCAATTAATAATCTCTAAACCTTTTTATCTTGCGGCCTTGTCCAGGTGTATCGTTCTTATATGTATTCACCAATGTAGCTGTACCCTCAGCACCTGCACCAGATTTTGGTAATATATCAGGACTAACTGTCTCATACACACTATTATGCAACTTCATGCCTGTAACATCTTGTACCAATTTCCAGGCATCTTTAACCTTCGCTCTATCAATGTATGATTGTAACATCTTTTTCTGTTCAGGTGAAGCCTTTCGTTGAAACTTTGCCAATTCCATAACACCAATGTTGCCAGAATAAGATGCCTCATGCATCTTTAATCTTTTTGTTCGGCCTTCGTGTGATACATGATGTGCTTGAAATTTAACTTTTGGATATTCTTTTTGTAATTTTAAAAATTGCTCTAAATTAGTTTTACTATCATCATACATGTGAACATGGTCATAATTTCCTGTGTTCAAATGTTTTCTTAAAATAACATTCTTTTTCTCAGCCGTTGAATCATTACCAGGCACATTACCTGCACGATGTATGTGTGTATTATCCACATCAATTCCGTGTTTTCTGAATTTTTTTAGAACAGTATCCTTATCATCAAAATCTGAACGAGCAGTGTTCATAATAATCTTACTTTTATGATTTCCTGCCTTTATATTGTTATGTATAGCGTTTAATTTATCAATCATTGGATCGATAGGTTCAGATTCATCATGAAATTTTTTTGCATTTCTAAATTCACTAAAATCATAATGCTGACCAGTTTGTAACTTATGGTCATTAAACTCTTGGTTTGTTAAAGTTTTTAAAAGTTTATCTGATTTATCTTTTACATGAATTTTTGCACTTGTTTTAAACAAAGTTTCATCAATGTCAAACACATGTAGACCTTTTTCTTCAACAATGTATTCCTTAAAAACTTTCATTTTATCCTCTAGTCAAGATAAGAATCTTTTGTATCTGTGCTTCAAGAATTGGTTTACGATTAGGCCAATTGATGTATGGTTTATCAGCTGTCTTTAGAAGATTCGTTAAGAATGGCATAATAAGTTTCTCTATTTGCACCAACCTTGCTTTGTATTCTTCAACAGTCTCATCTTTTTCAGCAATGACTGCATTGTATTCTTCTTCAGATACAGCAGAGAATCCAAAATCTTCTGATGCAGCATAAGAATCTATTATACTTTGTATGTTATAACCAGCCATTACTTACTCCAAGCTTTTGCAGCAGTAAAATTCAGGTGAGAAAACTCCAACCGATCAACCAACTTTATTGCATTACCTGTTAACTTATCAACTGCTACAAATCCTTCAGGATTAGTTACTTTGAAACCATCCTCTGTTTGTACGAATGTACTAGTAACTTGTTTCACCTGTTGTAACTTTTTGATAATCATATTCTTGGCATCAACCATGCCGTTTTGCATATCAAATATCTTAACTAAATCATTTGAACTACCACGAAGAGTTCGCATGATTTCATTCTTAATCATGGTCTTATCTCTTTTTGTTTTTTCCATCTTTGCAGAGACAATATCTTTATTCAATCTATCTTCAACCCATTTAAGTAATTCTCTCACATGAGTGGTTGTGTTTGTAATCTTTTGACCTTCTCTAACTTTGGTGTTGTTGAAAGTTTTAATGTATTCTCTAACAGTATCACTTGAAGAAATTCTATTGATAGATAATGCATTTGTTTGTTTGAATGTAGAACCAACAGTAGATAGAATCGCATTAATTGATTTAGTTTCTTCTTCTGTGAATGATGCAGTACCAGAGGCATCAGTGAAATACGCATCACGGAACCAAACATCTTTAGTTGGTGTAAGATTTCTGATATCAATATTAAATGAGGCTTTCATATCAGCAAATGTTTTGCCTGTGTATGAAGTATGAAACACAACACCTAGCTGTGCAGCCTGCATTGTTTTTGCAAGTTTAGAACCAGATGGTACAGCATAGATTAGTGTGTTTGGTTGAAATGTAATATATTCTTCACCATCAAGCGTCTTCTCTGTGATATCACCTTTTGCAAACATCATATCACCCTGTAACACACCTTTGATGCCAAGTTTTGGTAAATAACGAAGTGCAACTTTAAGTTTTGCATTAAGACCTTCACCTGGATGATTCGTATCAATATCATCATCGGTGTAATTCAACTTTGCATTTGCATTAAAGACACCTTTAGTGCCAACAAAGAATTTACCATTGTCTGGATTGATGCCACAAAAAATTGCAGGGGAACCATCCCATTTGGT